TTGTTTTAGACGCAGATGATCTTGGCATCTCAGCTAATGGTCCTCGAACAAGGCTTATAGGAAACCGAGTGGTAGCTGCTGCTGATGAGGGGATATATTGCTTTGATACAGGAGATGACTCGGTTGTCTATGGCAACATAGTAAAAGGCGGGACTGACTCTGTTCAAATATCTGGGGTTTGTGAAAATAATGTGGTGGTAGGAAATAGATTAGACGGTGGAGTTAATGATGCAAGTGGAACCAGTACAGTAGCAAATAATGATGAGACAGCTTTCTAACAGGAGAACAAAATGGCATTAAGTACAAATGAAAGAAAAGAATATTCAGCAGAGCAGTTAGCAGAACTAGATAGGACTGCTGACGTAGAGAAGTATGTTGATCCTTCTGCTGAAGAAAAGGAAGGTAAGACAAAAGAAGAAACTGATGCGTTACGACAAGCTAGAATTGATAAGCTAAAGGCGTTATCAGTAGACGAGTTAAAAACAAGAATAAATATAGATAGCTTTAGTGACGTTATTACTTATTCATCCGATGATAACTACACAGCGCAACAAAAGAGTGATATAGCAGAAGTTATAAAGAATAATAACCGTACTAATATGATATCTAAGATAGCAGAGAAACTTGCTAATGCAGCCGCTATGCGTGCAGATGGAGAGAATGAATCGACTATCAAAAGCGTCTTGCAATCTTAGGGAATTATTCATGGTAGAAATAAAAGACAAAAGAGAATTAGCGAAAGGGTATCTTAAAGTACCAACAGCAATATTAGGTGTGTTTATATTTATGTCAGCACAGACTTTTGGTGCGGTATGGTGGGCTTCTAGTATATCTACTAAAATGGACTTTGTTCAATCGACACAAAGGGAATTAAAGAAAATTGCTGAAATAAATTCAAATACACGCTATACGGCTGAGGATGCAATGGCTGATCGTGAATACATAAACATGCGTGTATTGAACTTGGAAAATCATTATAGGGAACTTGAGCATAAGGTAACAACATTTCAATCGAAATATGATACGGTTTTAGAAAGCTTAATAAAAAACAAGAGGAGATAGCCTGGGTTATTGTGAGAATAGATATTGTAAGCAGAGAATTAGAGAATTTGGCACACACTTTAATAGATTTAAAGACAATATCACAATGCATTGATCTTTCGATAGAGCGAGCGGTAACTACTCAAAGGAATATAAGGGAGAGGATAGAAGTATTATCGGAGAGGATTGATAAGATAACAGTAGAAATTGGCGAATTATAAAATAAAAGGAGAGTAAAATGCCACAGTTATATTCAGTACACGGTAATCTAGTTAGCAAAGAAGAATATGAAAAAGCTAATGGGGTTATTAAACCAGTAGTAAAAGAAGCAAAGAAAGTAGAAAAGAAAGAAGAAGTAAAGCCAAAGGTCGACAATGAGTCTAAGCCTAAGGCTAAGAAAACAACCAAAAAAAAGGCGTAATTTATTACCAACCTTAAAAGGAGAGAATTATGAGTTCATTTGTAAGTCACAGAGGTGTTTGGCACCCAGCAAAAGAGAAAATAGGTCTAACTAACAAAAGCGACCAGCCATTCGAATACAATGGTGAAATGATCCAACCTGGCGATCCATTCGTTTATAGTGGCCCAGATAGACAGGCACTCAAAGAACTAGCAGACGAAGGGGTAGAATGTTTTGGTAAAGATTTCAAGAATGATCCTGAGTTCTTACAAATGGTAAGAAATATGGGTTTTAACGATGTTGATTCATACTTCAAAGTAATTGGGTATGATGAAAAGAAAGACGACGAAGATTTTAAGAAGAAAGCCGATACCTTTAAAGCGCACGAGATCAAAGAACGTGTTAAGGCTATTAAGGTAATGGCTGGTGGTAGGGCTAGTACTAAAGAAGCTTCACTTGTTGGTGGTTTCGGTAATCAACAAATGAAATCAGCTGCTGAAGCTTAACAATAAGGAGAATACTATGTTGAAATTCTTAAGTGGGCGCAAAACTTATATCACTGCAATTGTTTACGCAATAGCAGCGGTATTGAATGAGACAGGGACATATATCGTACCAGAATACATATTCCAAATTCTAGCTTCTATTGGGTTAATTACTCTTAGAGCAGGGGTAAGTAAGGAAAAATGATAGATAAGGTATTATCTACATTAAAAGAAGGTTTATCTTTGTGGAAAACGCATCTTGAGAAAAAAAGAGAGATTTACGAGGTTTCTTTAGATAAGAAAAGGGATAAAGCACTCAATATTTCTGAAGAAGCGTTTTCCCTGATAAACAACTTGTTCTATCACCTATTAAATAAAGTGTTATTAAATGACGAAGATCATAAATATGTAAATGAGTTTTATAAAGGTTTCAAAAAACTAGAAAAGAAGTTTAATAAATACGACTGAGGTAAAACATGTCACTAACTTATTCAGATTTGCAAAATGAGGTTGCTAGAAGGGCCACTAAAGATCAGGGTGGTACTCAGTTCACAACCGCTATTAAGAACGCTATTAACTTCTCATTAAAGCGTATCTGTAGAGAAGCGTTATGGCGACCCCTTAGACGTGAGACTACCTTTGATACCGAGACTTCATATACAACAGGTAGCGGTGGTGGCACATTTACTAATGCTAGTAAGAGCGTTACAATGGTAGGTGCTACATTAATAACCGATAACATTCAAGTAGGGCGTTTAGTTAAGTTATCGGGTTCTACTACATTATTTACTATTAAGACAATTACGGGTGAGACAACTTTTACTATAGATCAGAACTACGGTGGAACTACGGTATCGGGTACAGGTACATATGAGATATTACCGAAGGAAGAATATAATTTACCTATACAGTCTACACATAGACTATTTATGTGGCATGAAGGGTATGGCACACCGACAATGGTTAATTTCGTTACAGACCAGGACTTTTATTCGGCAGGTGTAAGTCGTGAAGAGACAGGTATTCCCACGAATTACCGCATGTGGGGATATAACATGGTAATTGAACAACCTTTAGAGGCTAGTGTAGTTACTATTAGTTCTAGTTCAACAGCTGACACAAGCATATCTACAACAGTATTTGGTACTGTGGGTGGATATCCTGATTCAGAGACAATCACTACAAATGGTTCTGACGGTACTACAGCGGTGGCAGGTAGTAAGTCGTTTACTAGTATAGAACGCTTTGTTAAGGCCGCATCTAGTACAGGTACAATAACAGCAACTACTAATAGCGCTAATGTAACGGTAGCGGTAATACCTACAGGTGACCAAACCTCAGGCGTTAATTATTCTAAGATAAGTTTATATCTTCTGCCGAGTTCTGTAATACCTGTACATGTAAACTATTACAAGGAAGTATATTCTTTAGTAAATTCAGGTGATGTGCATGAGTTAGGCGGTGACTTTGACGAAGCTATTATATTATTATCAACTTCTAAGCTAGATTACGAAACTAATAAGATAGAAGCGGATAGGTTCTTTGCATTGTATCAGAACGAGTTAAAGAGCCTTAGACAACAGAATGTAGATAAGCCAGATTGGTTCCCTAGATTATTAAGGGCTAAGGAAAGTAGATCAAATAGAAATAGAGACTTTGCGTTAACACCATTTTTAACCTCTAGACAATTTGGTTCGTTCTTCGGGCCAAGCGTAATGCCTTAAAGGAAAGCTATGCCTTTTGAAGTATTAAGTAATGATAGAGTAACCCAGAACGATAACAACTTCGCAGGTGGTTTAAATACCACAGGTGGCCCGTTATCTTTGAATAATAGCGAATCGTCAGATCTTAGAAATATAGACTACAATAAGTTCGGTTCTATCCTTCAAAGAAACGGTTATAGCACATTAAATGGTAGTGCTATTACTAATGATCCCCAAATAGACGGGTTACATTGGTTCGAATACGATTCGGCAGGTACATTAACACGTAAGGCGATAGCGGTAGCAGATGGTAAGTTTTGGAAGATGGATGATCTTGATGGTACTTGGGACGATATTACGGGTGCATTGACTATAACAGCAACCAACCTATGTGACTTTGATAGCTGGAATAATAAGGTCTTTGTTACAAATGGAGAAGATCCGCCTTTTGAATGGGACGGAACAACAGCGCAAGTAATCCAGAACACACCAACAGGTCTTACTGATGCTAAATATGTAGCTCAGTATAACAACTACTTGTTCCTTGCCAATGTAATAGTAAGTGGAACAACACATACGAGTAGGATCTATTGGTCAGCCATAGGAGACGAGGGTACTTGGTCTAATACAGACTTCATAAACGTATCCAACGACGATGGACAAGAAATCACTGGTATTAAGGTTCTTTCAGACCGCTTGGTTATATATAAAACTAGATCTATCTATAATTTGTTCTTTACTGGCGATAGTGATGTACCTTTTGTTTTGCCTGGTGGAGGTAAGTCTAACTCGTCTATCGGGTGTGTCGCACCGTTCAGCATCCAAGAAGTAAACAACGGGCATGTGTTCTTATCTATAGATGGTTTTTATTTCTATGATGGTAATAATAGTTTCAAGATAAGTGACAAGTTAAATACAACTATAGCAGGGTTAAATACAGGTAAGGTTGGTATATCGGTAAGTTTAGTTCAAAAGGATAAGAACCGATATTGGTGTGCTGTTACACAGTCTGGATCTACTACTAATGATCTTATATTAGTATGGGACTACTTTAATAATGCTTGGTCTATTTATGACGGCATGGCTGCTAGTGCTATGGCTACGTTCTTTGTTACAGGTACAACAGAAACACCTTATTTCGGTGATTACGACGGTTTTGTTTACAAGGCGGATGATAGCACAGAAACAGATGATAATCCTCTAGGTGTAGCAACAGCTATCACATCATATTACTATACTAACTGGCGTTCTTATAGTGATCTAGTAAATCAGAAAGGTACGGACCAGGTAGTATTATATTTTGTTCATTCTAATACCGTTTTAACATTTGGTTATTCATTCGACTTTGAAGGAAAAGCATTAACCGATACAGCTTTATCAGACCAATACACTATCACGGTAGACTTATCAACAAGTGCTTCACAGTATGGTAGTGCTACCTATGATGGAACGGACGTGTATGCCGCAACTACAGGTGGCAATAAAAGGCTCGATTTAACTAGTAGGGGAAGGCTTATTAGGCTAAGGTTTTCTAATTCAACAATAGGTGAAACATGGCAGGTAGACGGGTTAGGTTCATTAGCTGACCTGGAGACCAACGTATAAGATGAAATTTAACAAGATATCTAATTTGCAAGGGCTTGACTTTAAAGACGAACGACAAATAAGACAATATATTAGTGACTTAGATGCAGACGTTAAGAACTTAGAATTGCTTACACATGGTAGAGTTAGTTTTGGTATAGGTACAGACGGGTTTAGAGGTGAGAATGTATCAGGTGAGTTCCAAGAGTTTACTAGTAGTGCAACACCTGACGCAGAGAATACAATAGCACATACAATAGGTTCAATACCGATAGGATATATAATAATGCACCAAGATAAGGCGGGAAGCTTATACGGGACA